TCATAAACTCCATCCGTGTTGCTGTAGTCGTTCCGACAGGTCGTCGCCGGCGAGGTGCACGTAATGCGTCACCATGCTCTGTGACCTCCACCCGCCGTGCGCCTGCACTTTCAGCAGGTCTTTCGTCAGCGCATAAAGCCATGTCGCGCCGGTATGCCGGAGCGCATGCACGCTGAACTTGCTGATGCCGGCGCGCCGGCAAATGCGCGTCAGGTTGTTGTTGATCGGCGTGTGATCGCTCCAGAGCGCGCCTTTGCTGCTGGTCAGCAGCCGCCCGTTGCGCCTCAGGATCGGCTCGGCGCGGGACAGAACGTCGATGCCGCGCGTAAAGCCGGTCTTGCTGATGGCGCCGGGAATGACGATGCGGCGCGCGCCCGCGACGTGCTCGTCTGTGATTTGCAGCGCCTCGCCGATGCGCATCGCCGAGCCCGCCAGCAGCAGCATGACGCGCTGCATCGGCTCGGGGGCCTCGCCAAGCGCCCGCTCGAACTCTTCCGGCGTCAGCCAGCGCGGCGGCTTTTCCGGCACGGCGATGCGCTTCCAGGGCCGCGCGGGGCACCACCCCTCGGCGGCGGCGGCGTTGTAGACCGCGATGAACGGCCCGATGAACTGGCGGTTCAGCGTGCTGGGTTGCGCGCCGGGATAGGCCGCGCGCGCCGCCGCGACCAGATCGCCTTGCGTGATCTGGTTCAGCTTATGGCTTTCAAACGCACGCAAAACCGGGATCATGAAGCGCTCCTCTCCCCCGGCGCGCAAGTAGAGGTCGGCGGCCTCTTCGAAGGTCCGTGCGCGCTCTCGTCCAAGGACGGCTTCTTCGAAGATCCGGCGCTCGATCGTCTCCCGGATGGCCTCTGCTTCGCGGCGGTCAGCCGTTCCCGCAGAGACATAGACTTCGACGCCGTGATGCGTGCCGCGGATATAGAGGTTTTTGACGCCCTTTCGGGCGATGACGGCAAGGGGCATGGCGTGAGGATTTCAATGAGGGCCTGGAACTGCTTCTCCGTCACCCTACGGCTCTGCCCGACCCGCACGCAAAGGGCGTGTTCGTCCAGCAGCCGGCGCGTTTTGCGCAAGCCGATCTGAAGGCGCTCGGCCACTTCGCGGTCAGTGAGAAGTTTCATCGCGCGCCGGGGGTCTTGGGGGGCCGAACACGTCGCTGTCGTCATAGACCGGGCTCATCTGCGCGGCAGGCGTCAGGCACGGCCCCTCGATCCGCTCAAACGCCCAGGCCGGATTGGCGTCCGTCAGCGCGCCGGTCACGATCTCGACCAGCGCCTCTCTCAAACCCTCGCGAATCTCGATCTCTTCACCCGACCAGAACCGCAACCCGCCAAGCGTGTAGAGGGCTTCACTCATCACCCTCTCCCGTCTGATCGAAGCGCGGGAAGCGCCCCGCCGTGCGCGGACGCGCAGGGCGTCGAACCGGCCTGCAGGTTGATCAACGCTGTGAAGTGCGCGCGCACGTGGGGCGGCAGTACAGCCCATGCGGGCGCCAGCTCAAGCAGGCCCGCCGGCGCGTCGAGCACGGCTTCGGAGTGTCCGCCTTCCCCCGCCAGGACTGCGACGCTGACGCCAAGCGCCGCGGCAAGCTCGCTCGCGCGCGCAAGCGACATGCCGTTCGCCCCGCACTCGTATTTCTGAACCTGTTGAAACCGCGTTCCGACAACGTCGGCGAGCTGCTGCTGCGTCATCCCTGCGAGCCGCCGCAAGCGGCGCAGCCGCCGGCCCGCGGCCTCGTTAAACCTCACGTGCGCTTGCGATTGTTTCGCCACGTCGTTTCTCCTATCCGATCCGTTGAGCGCCGCGGGCGCTGGCCTGCTCGCTGCGCCAGGCGTCAATGATCGCGATGGCGCCGGTGCGCGTCGCGCGGTGGTATTCGACCCGCCCGCGGGCTTCGGCCTCCTCCTCGACCGCCTCGATGTGGTCGCAGTGAGCCCGCGCCCAGTCTTCTTTCGCCGGGTTGCTGGTGCAGGCCGCCGGCGCGCGGCGGCGCAATTCGGACAGCACCCGCTTGGTCTTCGCCTCCGCGCGGACCAGATCCGCCGCGGCCGAGGCCGCCTTCTTCGCCTCGTCCTCGCCAATCGCCGCCAGCGCGGCTTCGACCATATCGTCCGTCACGAGGCTCATGGCGCAGCCTCCGCGAGCTCGGCGTCACGCAGCGCCTGTTCCCGCGCCTCCATCGCCTGCTTGACCTCCAGCGCGTCGCCTTCGTTCTCGATCCAGAACTGCTTCAGCGACTCCCGGTTCGTCCGCCGGAACCAGTCCAGCTTGGCGCTGCCGGGGCAGTCCCGGATAAAGGCCATGAGCTTGTCGGCGACCTCGCCCGGCGGCCACGCCTCAAGCGGGTGCTGCGGGTCCAGCAGGAAGGTCAGCGCGCGCCCTCCGGCCCGCTTGGCGCGGGCGTTCGCCTCTTCATGCGCCAGCGCCTCGGCCGCAGTCTCGAACGTCGTCTGCGCGACCTCCTCGGGCGCGTAAAGATCGTTGAACGCATCCGGCCAGCCCTTGCGCAACGCCTGCCGCTCGGCCGCGATGGCGATCATGTGGCGCGGCATGTCGGCCCATTTGCTGCCAGCCGATTTCTTGCCGGCGGCCTCGTCGAAGGCCCACTCTTCGGTGACGGGCGCGAACTCGGTCCAGAACGCCACGCCGGGAACGCGGAACCAGCGCCCGGCGCGCAGCTTGTTGACGTGCACCGTGCATTTGACGATCCCGTCCGGGTTTGTCGGCGACTTCAGCGCCTCATCGATCTCGTATTCCGGCGGATGCTCGTCCGGCGCATAGGTGTCGTGCCGCTCGGCGATCGCGCGCAGCCCGTCAATGCCGACGACCAGCGCCACCCGGCGCTTCTCACGGCTCTTGGCGCTGAACACGATCGGGCTCGCTTGCCCGCGGAACGGGTCCAGCGCGTTGCGCTTGCACAGCTCCACGAACATTTCGAACTCATCCGGCGTCAGATCGTTGGCGATCGTGCGCTTGATCAGGGCGATCTGGGCGGGGGAATATTGCGTCAGGGCGTTCATCGCCGTCTCCTATCGGCGCCGGACGCTGAGCGTCGGCGCGGCGTTGTCCAAGGTCGCGCCGGGGACGGCTTCGCCTTCCGCCAGCGCCTTGGTGAGCGCCGCCCGGTCGAGCGCGCGTTTCGTCGCGAAAAAGCGGGCGGGAATGTCGTGTTCATCCGCCACGTTGAGCGCCGGGCGCCGATCCGCCAGCGTCAGCGTCGCGCTCGGCAGCCGCAGCGTGCGGATTTCCGCCACGCTCATCGCCTGCTCGATCACCGCGCGCCGCGCCTCCAGACGCTTTTTCGTCCGCGCCTCCCGGCGCTTGAGATCGTCCAGGCGCGCACGGATCCCGTCCAGCATCAGCTGGTCTTCATCAATCTGATCGAGAACCCCTTCAACCGCCTCGGCGAACGAGGTCTCGCCCTCGATCACATCGCTCATGAAGCCTTCATCGTCCGCCGCCAGCGCGCCGAGCGATGCGCGCAGGCGCGCGACGGCTTCGGCTTCGCGCTGCACGTCGGGCTGACGCTCGGGCTTGCGCGTCGTTTCGGCGTCATCAGCAGTCATCATGCTCTCCGAAAAGGCCGTCCGGGCGGGGCGGGAGGGGACGAGGGGGCCCCGCCCGGACGATCACGCGCGGCTGGAAGGGGGCGCCGCGCGGATCGGGTCAGAGCTTGCTCGGCGAAAGGATCGAACTCGCGGCTGATCCGGAACTCGTAGACGCCGGGCTCAAGGTCGAACTGCTCGTGCGGCTTGCCTGCAGGACTTCCAGGTGCGCGCGGCCGATATCGGCGGCGAGCGCGAAATAATCATGACGGCCGGCGGCGCTGGCGGCGTTGCGCCGGCGGCGGGCTTCCGCCTCAGCGTCCTTGACCGCGCCGGACTCCGCCCGGCCGCAGCGCGCCGCGCCCTCGAACAGGTCGAAGACGATCGTGAACGCGCCCGTCTCGCCGTCGATCCCGCTGGTCTTTTCCAGATGACCGCAGAGATAATCGGCGATGCTTTCCGCGATGCAGAGCGTCGTGTGCTCGTCCAGGCCGAACTCGGCCAGCACGCCGCTCAGCGCCTTGACGCCGACCAGCGGGGCCTCGAGGGCGTCTGACAGCCCGACGATCTGCGCGACCTCCGCGTCGGCGGCGCGAGCCTTCGCAAGCTCGTGCCGGTTCGCGGCTTCGATGGGGTCGTAGGGCATGGCGTGTCTCCTCTGTGGTGAGGAGACAGTACGCACTATGGGAACTCTCGTCAAACGAAAAAGTGCGCAATAAGGGAACTTTTTTGCGCCGCCCCGATTCAGACTTTGGGGAAGGGACTGTCGACGCCGAGCCGGCGGTCGAGATAGGCCACGATCGAGGCCGTCAGCCGTTCGGACTGATCGTTCATGTCCAGGATTGCGTGGCGGCCGGTCTTGTTGTTCACAAAAAGAACCGCGCCGGGCAGCGTGTGCGACGTCACGCCGACGTCGAGCGCCCACTTCATGTAACGCGCCAGCGTCGGATGGCCGCCGAACGGATAGGCGGGCATGTCAGGCCGCGCAGAGCGCCATCTTGATGTCCGCGCCGCCCAGCTCTTCAGGCGCGTCCCAGTCTTCCGCCGGCGCGCCGCAGCTTTCAAACAGGTCGAAGAAGCGCTGCGGGGCCGGGCCGATCCCGGCGAAGGCCTCGCCGTGGATCCTGCGCGTATAGTCGGCCTCCCGCACGAGCGTGCGGTCGAAGCGCTCGCGCAGGTCATGGGCGGTCTGCGCCTGGGCGGCGATATCATGCTCCAGGCACTGAGCGATCCAGGCCGGGCCTTCCCGATAAACGACGATACGCAGTTCCATGGCTCTTTCCTCGTGCGGCCGGCGGACATAGCGCCCGGCAGCCTGATCGGCAAGTCTTAAGCCTTCCTCATTAACACGGGGATGAGCCGGCGCGTCAAATCCCGCGCGTCAGGCGTCGCAATTGGCGCTGACGGCGCGCTCCAGCGCGCTGCGTTCGCCCTTGGCCTGGGCCAGCTCGCCCTCCGCGTTCGCGCCGAAAACCGAGCCCAGAGGCAAAAGCACCAAGAACACCGAGGCCGCATCGGCCGTCGCCGCATTGTTCTGCCGGCGCGTCAAGGCGGTCTCCCGCTCGCGCGCCTCGGCGAGGCGCTGGCGCGTTTCCTCGCAACTGAGGTGGTTGAACTCCGCCGCGCTGACGGAGACCGGTGCGACCGAGGCCGCGCGCGGCGCGCAGGCGGTCATGGCAAGCGCGGCGGCTGACAGGGCGATGATTGCCGGACGGTGCATGATTACTCTCCTATCGCGAGCAGGTCAGCAAGCACAGACCCGGTTCGGGCGTGCTCGGGGTCATAAGGCAAGTGATATGCTTCCATCTCCGCGCGAACGGCCGCGCGGGCGTGATTAGGGGTAAATTTATCGCCGAACGCCGCCCAGCTGTTTCGGTAGACCAGAAACGTGTCGCGGCCGCCGTTCGCGGCCAGCCCGTCCGCTCCGAACGCCAACCAGCCGACCGTCCCGTCATAGTCGTAGCCGCCCGCAACGATGCCCACGATCGGGATCATTGAAAGCGCATTGCTGGAACTGGTTATGCGATGCCACGTCCAAACCGTCTCGCCCCCACCGTTCGTGGAGACCATGTCGGGCTGGCCGAGCGCCTCATAAGCGCCTTGACGATCCGTGCGCTGATCGAGCAGCGCTTGGATCGCAAGCGGATCCTCGATCGCCGCCGGGCCGTGATGCCCTGTGCAGCCCGCCAGAGCCAAAGCCGCAACAGCAGATATGACAGCCGCTTTCATGATTCCGCCCGTATCGCGTGCGGCGCTTTATCGCCGTCGTCGATACAACGGAAAGGCGCAGGCGAACCCGTCGCGGGTCAGCCCGCTTTTTTGTCGTCCTGATCGCCCGCCCGCGCGCGCACGAGCGTGTGGATGCTGGCTTGCTCGTCGCGCGTCATGTGGCTCCAGAAGCGAATGACATCGGCAAGCTGCGGATCCTTATCGGCCGCGCCGGGCGGCTGAAATAATTGCGCCACCTCGATTTCGAGCGCCTGGGCGGCCCCCTCCAGCACGTCGGCGTTATAGCGGCGCTTTCCCAGCTCCCACTCCGACACCCGGCTTTTCGTCGCGCCGAGCTGCGCGCCCAGCTCCTCAAGCGTCAGGCCCCGATGCTTGCGCCATTCACGCAGATAAAACCGTGTGTTCGCCATGTCCGCACTATGCGTACAGGCGGCGGAGCTGTCGTGACCCCTATAGGGCACAAAGCGCTTGCGTAAAGGTTCCCGATGTGGGAACTCTTGTCGCATGGCAATCGAACAGCTTCGCAAAACCGGTCTCACTCAGTCAGCGCTGGCCGCGCGGGTCGGGCTGTCGAAGACGTATCTCAGCACCTTGCTGAATACGCCCTCCCGCACGCCGTCGCTGCGGGTCGCGATCGCGATCGAAGACGCCACGGACGGGCTGATCCCGGCGCGCTGGTGGATCGAGCGCGGCGAGACCGAGCGCGAGGAGGCCGGCGCATGAGCGGGCTAGTCGAGCGGCACGATTTCGGCCGGGTCTTCGTCCAGCAGCGCCAGGATGCATTCCGCCATGCAGAGCGCGTCCTGACGCGTGACCACGACCCGGCGATGGGCGCCGCCCTCCAGATCCGCGGCGATCAACAGATTGCCGCCCTTGGTAAGCCGCACCCGAATCTCCACCGCAAAACCCGCCACCTCTTCGCCGAACATCACCGCCCTCCCTCGCGTCATGGGGGAATAAACAGCGGGCGCGAGGAAAACCTGTCGCATGTGAGTCCGTTAACCATCTGGTTTTGAAGCGATTTTCAACCCGGGCGTGCAGCACAGGCGCGCCGCAACCCGAAGGATCAAAATAATGACAGCCACGAGCGAATACCTGAGCCGCCTGACCCGGAACCCGCTTTTTGACGCGGTCCAGCTGACGATACAAGGCGACGCGCCGGCGGACCCGGACGCGCTGCGCGAGATCGCTGCGGCCTTGACGACGCAAGCCCGCGCTGAGGAGGCGGTTAAGGAGAGCGCGGGCCTGGACGAGGCGGCGATCCGCAGTCTGGTGCGCGATGAAATCGCCGACGCCTTCCTGAAGGCGCTGGTCATGTTGGCGCTCTCGACCGAGCTCGAGGCCCTCTGACATTTCACCATCCGTTGCGGAGCCGAAAAACGGCTTAAACGCAGTTATACCGATTCGCCTTACAATGTAAAGACAAAAGGAGGGGGCCATGTCTGAGCGCCTGACCCCGGCCCAGCTGCACCGGGTGCGGCCCCGCCCGCGCAAGCCGCGCCGGAAGCCCTTGCGCCGCGAGGCGGTGTTGCAGGAGCAGGTCATTCGCTGGCTCGACAGCCATCTCGTCGAAGGCGAGGTGGTTCATATCCGCAATGAAAGCCGCGCCAAGCTGGACTGCGTGAAAGGCAAGGCGGCGGGGATCAACAAGGGCGCGCCGGATCTGCTGGTGTTCCTCCCGCACGGCCGCACGGTGATGATCGAGCTGAAAGCGCCTAAGGGGCCGAACGGGGAAAAGCCCGGCTATCAAAGCCCGGCGCAGAAAGACTTTCAGGCGCGCGCCGAGGCGCTGGGCTTTGCTTACACCGTATGCCGCAGCGTCGAAGAGGCGCGCACCGCGCTGGAGGCCGCCGGCGCCGCGCTTTTGCCCGAGCTGAAGAGGGCGGCGGCTTGAGCTATCCCGCTTTTCCGTTCGGCGCCCGCTCGCTGCCCAGCCTGCGCCAGCGCGGCATGATCGAAGAGATGCACGCCGCCGGGCGCACGATCGCAGAGATCGCCCGCCTGACCGGGCTTCCGCGCGATTTGGTCGCGTCCGTCCTGACCGGCGGGGTTGTGCGATGACCGGCGCCCCGCTCGATGAAACCGCCGCGCGCCGTCGCGCGCAGGAGCTTTTGACCTACGCCGTTTCGGCTGAAGACGTGGCGGAGCGCACCGGGCTTTCCCTGAGCGCCGTCCTGGCGATGCGGGGCGATTTGCGGGAGCCGGAGCCGGAGCCTGAACCGCCGCGCCCGCGCTCGCCCATGACGCGCGTGATGCGCATCAAGCAGGAGGTTGCGGACAAGCACGGGCTGGCGATCCGCGAGATGATCGGCCCGTGCCGCAAGCGGCCTCTGGTATACGCCCGTTTTGAACTGATGGCGCGCCTGCGCCAGGAAACGCGGCTGTCTCTGCATGCTATCGGCCGGCACTGCGGCGGGCGCGATCATTCCACGGTCGTTCACGGGATTAAGCGCCACCTGGACAGGCTTGAGCGCGAAGCCCGGGGGCGCGCGCCGTGACGACGCTGCACAATCTTGAAGCCGAGCAGGCGCTGCTGGGCGCGCTGATGGATCAGCCCGAGAGCTTTGAGGCCGTCGCCGACCGGCTGGCGGCGGAGAGCTTTTACGATCCGGTGCACGGGCGCATTTACGAGGCCATCAAGGCGCGCGTCGAGGCGGCGGCTTTAGGCGATGCGGTCGGCGTGTTTCAGCGCCTGGGCGATGACGCCGGGCTGGCGGAGCTGGGCGGGGCGGAATATCTCGGCAAGCTGCAGCTGGACGCGCCCTCGGCGGTCACCGCGCCGGCTTACTGCGATCTGGTCACTGAGGCCGCGCAGCGCCGCAAGCTCAAGGCTCTGGCCCAGACCCTGACCGAAGAAGCGGAAGCCGCCGAGGTCACGCCGCAGGCCGCCCAGGAGCGCGCGGAGGCCGCGCTGGCGGCTTCGGCCGGGACAAGCGCCGAGCGGCGCGTCATGACGGCGTCCTTTGCTCTGGATGCGGCGTTGAAAAGCCGCGATGCGGGCATGGCGACCGGCTGGGCGGATCTCGATCGCGCCTTTCTCGGCTGGCGCAAGGGCCGGCTTTACATCGCCGCCGGGCGGCCCGGCATGGGCAAAAGCCTTTTCGGCGCGCATGCGGCGTTGAACGTGGCGCGCGCGGGCGGGCCGGTCGCGTTCGTCTCGCTGGAGATGAGCGCGGAGGAGGTCGCGCTGCGGCTGGCCGGGGCCGTCTCCGGTCTTGCGTACTCCGAGATCGAGCGCGGCGTGCGCGATGAAGCGATGGCGCGCGCCGTCAGCGCGGCGCAGGAGACGCTGCACGATCTGCCTTATACGATTTTGGACATGCCCGGCGCGGGCGTCGGCGCGATCCGCGCGCGGCTGCGCCGGCTGGACCGGGAAAGCGTGCGCGCGCGCGGGCGCGGGCTCGCGCTGGTCGTGATCGATTATATGGGCCTGATGGGCAGCGAGAGCCGCGCCCAGGCCTCGATCTATGAACAAGCCACGGAAAAGTCGAACGGGCTGAAACACATGGCCCGCGCGCTGGACCTGCCCGTGTTGTGCCTTTCGCAATTAAACCGGCAGGTCGAACAGCGCTCGGACAAGCGCCCGATGCTGGCGGATTTGCGCGACAGCGGCGCGGTGGAGCAGGACGCCGACGCCGTCTTCGGCCTGTTTCGCGACGCCTATTACGCGGCCCAGGAGCCGGCGCGGGAGGATGCGGCGGAGGAGCTGGCGCGCATCGATCGCGCCGGCCGCCGCGAGCTGGACCTGATCATCCTCAAGCAACGCCACGGCCGAACCGGCGCGGTGCGGTTGTTCTGCGATCCGGCGACCGGCCGCATCGCGAGCTATGACGAAAGGAGCGCGGCATGAGCGCGTCTGATCCCTGGATGAAGTTCTATCCGGCCGATTGGCGATCCGATCCGAAGCTGCGGCTGGTCTCCATGGCCGCGCGCGGATTGTGGATGGAGATGCTGTGCATCATGCACGAGGCCCCGGTGCGCGGCGAGCTGGTCGTCGGCGGCGTCGCGCTGGATGCGGCGCGGCTCGCGCGGATGGTCGGCGAGCCCGTCTCGGACGCCTCGGAATGGCTCGCAGAACTTCAGTGCGCGGAGGTTTTTTCGACCCGGAAAAACGGCGTGATTTACAGCCGCCGGATGGAAAGAGACGAGAATCGCCGGAGAAAAATGCGAGAAAACGGCAAGAAAGGGGGCAATCCAAGCCTTTGTAAATCAACGAAAAACACGGGGTTGGATAACCAAGGGGATAAGCCTAAAGAAGCTAGATACCAGAAACTAGATAAAGAGATATATTCTTCTGACGCTGAGGATAGGTCGCAAAACGATCCTCCGCCGTCCAAAATCAATCCCCCGCCAGGCCTGGATCCGTCTCCACCGCCGGAGCCGCCGGACGTCGGTGCGAACACCGAGGCGTTCCGGCTGGCCTGGGCGGCGTTTCCGCCGACCGCCCGAAGTTGCGGCGAGGCGGCGGGCATGATGGCGTTCAGCCGGGCGCTGCGGGCGGCGAACGGCGAGGCCGGGCTGGTGGCCAAGGGCCTGCGGGCCTACGCCGCTTCGGTTGACGATCCCAAATTCGTCAAGCGCTTTGACCGGGCCTGCGGTGACGGGCTGTGGCGGGAATGGGCGCCCAAGCCGGCGTTGGCGATCGACGAGCGGTTATGGCGCGCCGCGGTGACGGCCTGGCAGGTCAACCCGTCAGCCTGGCGCGAGCCGGTTTACGGCCCGCCGCCGGATCGGGACGGGACGCGCTGCCCACCCCAAATCCTGCGGCAGCTGGGCCTGACGCCGCCGCCGATCCGGAGGGCGTCATGACCTACGAGGATTTGCACGCCCGCTGGACCGTCGAGGGCCAGCCCGCCCAGACCCAGGGCGAGCTGCTGGCCGCGGCGCGGGAGGCCGGGCTGGAGGGCGCGGAGCTGCAGAAGCTGTTCGCCGACCTGAGAGCGAGCTGGAGCGCGGCGGCGCGTGGCAAGACGCTGGAGGGATATTGGCGCGCCCGCCGCCGCGGCGTGAAGGGCGCGGGCCGGCGCTACGGCGTCCCCATGGCGGACGTGGACACGGCGGGGTGAGGTGATGAGCGTCAAGCAAACATTCATTGCGCCGGCGGGGCATCCGTGCCCGCGCACCGGCGCGCATCCGATGAGCGCAGGGCGGCGCGAACCGAACGGGCGGCGTGCGCGGGCTGATCTCCCGGAGACCGGCGGGCCGACGCCGGAATTGCTGGACCGGCTGCGCGAGCGCGGGCCGACCCAAATGATTTCGCGCTATCGGGCCTACACCCCGCCGGGCTGGACAGCGCCGGTGATCCCGAACGACGACGCGGCGATGGGCTTTGAAGCGCTGCGCAAGCTGCGCCTGCGCCTGGGCGTGGCGGAGGCCCGCTGCCCGACGCTGATCGGCCGGTTGATGGGCGGGACGTTCGCCGCGGCTCCGGTGAACGAGGTGGACCGCCCCGAGGCGTTGCGCCGTCTGCGCGCCGCCGCCGCCGAGCTGGGACCGGCGGCCTATGATGCGGCGGCGAGCGTGTGCGATGACCGCCCGGTCGCGGATGTCGGCCTGGTGCGCGAGGCCTCCGAAACGCTGGCGCGGTTATTCGTCCGGCCGGGTCCGAAAAAATTTCGCGACCGGGTTGACGGCTCCGTCGACGCAGGCCAATGATGTCACAAATTCAGACTCGCGATGATGCGCCTTGCGCCTCCCGCGTTGACGTTCCTGTCCGTGACACGGTGAATTTGGCTCCATGCCGTAGCCCGGCCGCTCAGCGGCCGGAGCGCCATGCGGGGGAAGGATGGAGTCCCCGCCGGACAGGCCCTGACGACCACCCCGCCGGTTTCGCCGCGCGGGGGAGAAGGGCTGCGAGATCGAGGATCTGCGCAAGGCCCGCTGGTATATCGGCCGCGAGATCGAAGGACTGAGCCGATGGCACGCGAAGCGTTTGGAAACCGCGGCGGCCTGCACGGCCATGCCGAGGCCTTCGGAAATCTGATCGAGACGTTTCAGGACGTCTGATTCGCAAAGCCGTCCTGACGGGCGGCTGACCCCGTTCCGGCCCTCCGCCGACAACACCGGAAAGCTGAGAGCCTTTGACCCTGTGCGCGGGCATGGGCCGGACCCCTATTGTTTACATGTCCCAAGGAGGAACTCATGGGAGCTTTGACCACGGCCGGCAAGAACGCCGGGCTGGATGCGCTCGCCGCCGCGACGACGCTTTACATGGCGCCGTTCAACGGCGATCCGACTTCGGGCGGATCCGAAGTTTCCAGCTCGTTCACCGAGGGCCGCCAGCTTGTCGAGTTCGACGTCGCGACCGGCGGGCTGCTGAGCAACACCAATGACGAGACCTGGACGGCGACCGCCGGCGTGACGGTGACGCATATCGCGCTTTATGACGCGGATACGGCGGGCACTTTGCTGGGATCGCACGAGCTGGCGGACAGCGCCGTGATGGTGGCCATCGATACGCTGGACTTCCCGGCCGGCAACGTCAACATTGTGCTGACGGACTAAGCCCGTCATGGCGCTCGCCGGGCTGCGCGGTCTTCACGGCCTTAGCTCGCTTGGCGGGCCGCAAAACGGGGCGGTGGAGCGCGCGCCGCGCGGGCGCCTGCGCGTCTCCTTTGAGGCCGCGGCGTCTGTCACGGCCACGCCTGTGGTGCATCACGTGCGCTCGGCCTCGTTTGAGGCCGCGGCGGCGCTGACGGCTGAGCGGGCCTCTGATGGAATAGACGCGGACGCGCAGGCGGTCATCGATGCGATGAGCCCGACGCCGGATGCGGCCCGGCAAGGCGTGATCGATGATCTGGTGACGGACCTGAAGGGCTTCGGTCTGTGGTCGAAGATCGACGTGCTGGCGCTGTTGGCGTGCCACGCCGCGGGCAATGAGGTGATCAACTGGGTTTCGCCCGGCACGAACGATCTGGATCCGATCAACAGCCCGGCCTTTACGGTGGACGGCGGCGTCGTCGGCGGCGGGAACGGGCATTACAATTCGATCAGAGAGGACGAGGCGTTTCCCGGCCCCGCGGGCGCGATGGCGATCTGGAGCTTTACCCAGGGCGCGGAGACGCACGGCGGCGCCTGCGGCGGCAACAGCACGCTGATCGCCCCGCGCCGGCAGCAAAGCGGCAATGCGTTCGTTCACCGTGTGATCGCTAACCCGACCATCAACGCGGGCGTGCAATCCGACGGCCGCGGGTTGTGGATGTCTTCGCACACAAGCTCCGGCGTTTGCCAGGGCTATCGCAACGGCGTGGCGCAGGGCGCGTCGAGCACGACCTATGTGGCGGGGAGCACGTTCCGCCTGGCCGTTGGCGCGCGCCGGATCAACGAGACGATTTACCCCGCCGAAACCCAGCTCGGCCTGTTCATGGTCTCGAGCGACGGGTTCACGGCGCAGGAGGCGGCGGACTTTTACACCGCCGTCAATACTTACATGACCGCGATCGGCGCGGTCTGATCTGAGGGAGAGGTCCCATGCCTATGTTTTCTGCGCCCTACACGGTGATGTTGCTGAGCCCGCTGCAAAACAACACGTTGAGCGAGCAGGAATGGGACGGCGCGCGCATGGAGGGCCAGCCGATTCCGACGGGGAGCACCTATACGGAGCCGGGAGACAGCGTGCCGCTCAATCAGCAGGCGCTGGATCAGGGTTATACGCATTACTTGCCGCTGGCGAATCTGGCCAACCCCAATTTCACGCCGTGGCGCGCCTGGATGGAAGCCCTGCCGCAGGCCGGGATCGACACCTATCTCGAGGCCCCGGTCGCTCCCCTGCCGCTTCCGGCCGAGCCGACCCCGGCCTAATCGCAACACATGACCTTGCGGCCCGGCCTCACACGCCGGGCCGTTTTTCTCGGAGGCGGCGATGGCGAAAGCGAAGATCGTACAATGGCGCGCCGTCGGCCTGCCGGCGCGGGACAGCATGATTATCCCTCAGGCCTCGGTCGCCGGACCGCTGGCCGTCGACACGCTCGACACGGCCGGGACAGACTCTGTCGCTCTGAACGACGACGCTGTCGTGGTCGAGGTTTTCGCGCTGGACGATCCCTTGTCCTACCGGGTCGGCGCCGAAGCGCAGCCGGCGGGCGATATTGATCTGTCAAACACGGTCCCGGTCCTATCGAGCAGCCGCGCCGAGTTGATCCCGGCCGGCCTGGCCGGCTCCCTAAAGATTACGATCGTCGCCGGCGTCGATTAATGAACTGCCGCGCTTGTCGACACTGGAGCCCCGCAAAGGGCCCGAGCGGGGTCTGCGTGCTGCGTGGCGCGGTCACGCGGGCCACGGACGGATGCGGGCTTTACGAGGCCGAAGGGGAGGAGCAGGCCCGCAAGCCTGAGGCGCCCCAGCGGGTGAAGCGAAAGACCCGCCCGGCCGCAGCGCGCCGCACGCGATGATCAGGCTGGACGTCCGTTCGGATATCAAAGACTTCCGGAAGCAGCTGACCAGCCTGCAGAAGCAACAGCTGCCGTTCGCCGTTTCCCTCGCTGTCAATCGCACGGCTGAGGCGGTGAAGGAGCAAAACGTCGTAAACATGAAGCGGGTGTTTGATCGCCCGACACGGTTCACTCTTAACGCTCAGGCGATCCGCCGCGGGAACAAGCGCGCCCCTGAGGCCGAGCTGTTCTTTCGCGACTTCGCCCCGAAGGGCACGCCCGCGGGCAAGTATCTCATCCCACAGGTCGAGGGCGGCTATAGGCGGGCCAAGCGTCATGAGGTCGCGCTTCGGCGCATAGGCGTTCTGCGGGACGATGAATACACAGCCCCCGCACCCGGCGCGCGCCTCAACGCCTTCGGAAATATCCCGGCCAGCCGGTACACCGCCATCCTCGCTCAGCTGCAAGCCTTCGGAGAGCAGGGTTATCTCGCCAATGAGACAGCCAGAAGCCGAGCGCGCAATCGCGGGAGAGCCCGATACTTCACCCCTCAGTTCGGAAGCAGGCTGCCCAGAGGCGTGTGGGAGCGAACAACCCGCGGAACGATCAAGCCCGTCCTCTGGTTCATCAAGGCTCCGCGTTACCAGAGGCGGTTCCGGTTCCAGGATCTCTCATCCTATGAAGCGCGCCGGCGCTTTCCTCGCATTATGCGCAAGGCCATGGAGTACGCGGTGAAGACCGCAACGAAGAAACCCAGGCGGCTTAGGCGGGCAAGGTGAGCGGGGAGCGCCGACCAGTCCTGACGGGCCACCCCTATCGCGGGTCCTTCCAGAGGGGGCGGGGTGTGGGTAATTCGATCCCCGATACATATCTAGCCATAAGGTTTCTATATGGCTCGCCGCCTCCGTATTAGCCGGATCAATGACTAAGAAGCGGCGGGGCCGGGACGTCGGCCGCAAAGAGGCCGCAGAGATCTTCGGCGTCGACCAAAAGACCATTGACCGTTGGAAGGAGCGCGGTTGCCCGGTTTTCGGCGTAACCGAGAACGGACGGGGAACGCTTTACAACACGGCGGCCATGGCGGACTGGCGCGTCGAGGTGGCGCGCGAGGAGGCGACGCCGTCCGCTTCGCTGGAAGATTTCGAGACGTCACGAGCGCGAAAGATGGCGGCCGAGGCGGACATGGCGGAGATCGAGCGGGACAGGCAACGCGGCGACTTGGTGCCGCTGGACGCGGTCATGGCGGCGACGCGTCACGACTACAGCGTAGTGCGGTCACGTCTCACGGCTTTGCCGGGCTCCTTGGCGGCGTCCATAGACCCCGATCGCGCCGTCGAAATCGAACCGATCATCTCGGATGGTGTGAATGACATCTTGCGCGAGCTACGAGATGACGCCGAGCGCTATGGCGGTTCTGGCGACGATACGCAGGGTGAGGGCGGAGACGCTGAAGCCGGTCCCGCGGCTCAGCCTGATTGAGTGGGCGGACGAGCACAGGCGTCTCTCGCGCCGCGCCGCTTCGACGCCGGGGCGCTGGCGCACGGCCGCGCGGCCGATGAGTCTGGGGCCGACCCATGCGGTCACTGATCCACGGATCAGAACAATCACGTGCATGGCCCCGACGCAGGAGTTCAAGACGGAGCTGATCCTGAACGCGGCGGCGTATTTCGTGCACCAGGACCCGGCGCCGGTCTTGATGATGCTGCCGACGGACAAGCTGGCGGAGTCATTCTCGAAAGACCGGCTGGAGCCGCTGATTTACGAGACGCCGCTGCTTGAGGAGATCGCGCCGCCCCGCAAGTCGCGCTCGCCGGACGCGACGCTTTTGCGCAAGGCGTTCGAGACCGGCGCGGTGATCGATCTGGTCGGCGCGAACAGCCCCACCGATCTGTCCAGCCGGCCCAAGCGAGTCGTGCTGGCCGACGAGGTGGACAAGTATCCGGCCTCGGCCGGGAAGGAAGGAGATCCGCTTCTGCTCGCGGAAAAGCGGCAATCGACCTTCTGGAATCGCAAGAGCATTCGAACGTGCTCGCCCACGGTCAAGGGCTTCTCCCGGATCGGCCGGGAGTATGCCGAGAGCGATCAGCGAAAGCTGTTCGTGCATTGCCCGCACTGCGGCGAGGGTCAGACGCTCACCTGGGATCAGGTGCACTGGGAAAAGGACGAAGACGGGACGCACCGGCCGGAGACGGCGGCTGTCTCCTGCAAGTGCTGCGGGGCGCTGTGGAGCGAGCGCGAGCGGCGAGACGCGGTGCGTGCTGTGGCGCAGGCGCGTGACTTCGGCTGGCGCCAGACCAAGCCGTTCAAGTGCTGCGGCGAGGATCACCGCCCGGCGACCTGGACGGGCGATGACGGCTGGGATGAGGAAGGGCGGGTTCAGTGTCCGCGCTGCGGGTCGAAACCGCACGGCGTCGAACATGCCGGCTTCAACGTCTCGAAGATCTACAGCGTCACCCAGCGGCTTGACGAGATGGTGACCGAGTTCCTGCGCGCGAAGGCGGATCCGCATCTGCTCCAGGTATGGGTGAACACGCAGCTTGCGGAGGAGTGGGAGGAGGGCGGCGCGCCGACCGATGACGCCGCGCTGATGCGTCGGCGCGAAGCCTACGCCCGCGGCGACCTGCCCGCCGGCGTGATTGTCCTGACGGCGGGCGTCGATGTGCAGGACGATCGCCTGGAATATGAGATTGTTGGCTGGGGCGCGGGCCGCGAAAGCTGGGGCGTCGAATACGGGCGGCTTTACGGGGACCCGGCGTCTGCAGAGCTTTGGGCGGGCTTGGACCGCGCGCTGCTGAGCGAGTTTCGGCGCGCAGACGGCCTTCCGCTTCGCTTGGCCTCGGCCTGCGTCGATTCCGGCGGTCATCACGCGCAAGCCGTTTTCGAGTTCACAGCCGAGCGCTGGAGCCGGCGGGTGTATGCGATCAAGGGTGACGGCGGCGCGGGAAAGCCGGTCTGGCCGCGCACGCCGAGCAAGAGCAAGACGGGCTACACGCTGTTCATAGTCGGCGCGAACGCCGCGACGGATCAGGTCTACAGCTATCTGAAGGTCGAAGAGCCGGGGCCGGGCTACAGCCATTTCCCGGCGGACTACGACGAAGTCTACTTCAAGCAGCTGGTGTCCGAGCGCCCGGTGACGCGCCGGGCGAACGGCGTGGAGCGGCGCGTTTACGAGAAACCGCCCGGCGTTCGTAACGAGGCGCTGGATTGCCGAAAGTATGCGCTCGCGGCCTTGATGAGCCTTGGGCCGGTGCTGCCCGCGCCCGGCGCGCCGGGCGCGTCCGCCGCGCCGCCGCGCGCGCCTAAGCCGAAGCCGAGCTGGATGAAGACGCGGAGGAGCTGGTTATGAGCCGCTACACGCAGGCCCAGTACGATGCGCTTCGCGAGGCGGTCGCGCGCGGCGTGACCCGCGTCAGCTATAACGGCCAGACGGTCGAGTATCGCGACCTGGCCGAGATGAACCAGCTGCTGCTGCGGATGGAGTCCGATCTGGGGCTGTCCGAGCCGCGCGCGTCGCGCACGCGTTACGCGCGGGATTGCTGACCGTGGCGGATCGCAGCTGGCTTGATCAGGCGATCGCTTTCGTCTCGCCGAAGGCGGCGGCGCAGCGCGCATCCTGGCGCAAGGCGCTGGACGCCGCGCACGGCCGGCGGAGCTATGAGGCGGCGAAGAAAGGACGGCTCAGCGGCTGGACGGCGTCGGACGCCTCTGCGTCCGCGTTGGCGGAGGCCGCCGCCCCGAAGCTGCGGGCGCGATGCCGGGAGCTGGCGCGCAACGACGCTTACGCGGCGCGCGGGATCAGCGTCATCTGTGAAAGCGCGATCGGCGGCGCGGGCCTGACCCCGCAGCCCGACACGGGCGATGACGCGCTCGACACGCAAATTACGGAAGCCTTCAAGGCCTGGTGCGAGGAATGCGACGCGACCGGCGACAGCGACTTCTTCGGGGTCCAGGATCTGGCTTGCCGCACGATCGTGGAGGCCGGAGACGTGCTCATCCGGCGGCGGCTTCGCCGCTCGACGGACGGGCTGAGCGTGCCTTTGCAGGTCCAGCTTCTGGAGCCGGATCATCTGGACGCGGCGCTGACGCGCAACGGTGGAAACGATGTCGTCGGCGGGATTGAGCTTGATCAGCTCGACCGGCGCCAAGCCTATCATCTTTTCCGGGACCATCCCGGAGACAGCCGCTTGCGTGTGCGGGGCCGCACGCTGACGTCAACGCGCGTGCCTGCGAGCGAGATCGCGCACGCCTTCATCAAGGCGCGACCCGGTCAGCTTCTCGGCGTGCCATGGCTTTCACCGGTCATCCTTGATCTTGTGGATCTCAAGGATTTTGAAGAAGCGGCTCTGGTCCGCGCCAAGGTCGAGGCGTGCATCGGCCTTCTGGTCACGACGCCGGATGGCGGCGCCGGCCCGATCGCTCCCGCGGGATTCGTGACTGACGACGATGACGGGCGGGTGGAGACGCTTCATCCCGGCATGGTTGAATACCTGAAGCCGGGCGAGACGATCGAGTCGCTGAATCCGACGCCGACGAACGGCTATGACGCGTTCACACGCGCGCGTTTGCACAAGATCGCGACCGGCATCGGCATGCCCTACATGCTGCTGACCGGCGATGTCAGTCAGGCGAACTTCAGCTCGTACAAGGCCGGGCTGGTTCCGTTCAAGCAGATGATCCGCCGCTTTCAAAAGCGCGTCCTGTTACCGATGGTCTGCCGGCCCCTCTGGCGCTGGTTCATTGATGCGGCCGAGGCGGCCGGGCGGATTGATCGCGCCGAGTACGGCGTGCGCTGGACCCTGCCGGGATTTGAGAGCATCGACCGGCAAAAGGAGGCGCTGGGCGAGCTGCAGGAAATCCGCATGGGCAAAACCTCGCTGCAGGAGGTCATCCGCCAGGGCGGAGGCAGTTTTGACCGCGTCATGGCCGAGTGGGCCGCGTTCGCGGCGCATGTCGACGGAAAAGAACTCGTGTTCGACAGCGACCCGCGCCGGGTGACGCGCGCAGGCGTCGGACAGCCCAGCGACCCGAGAGCGCAGCGAGAAGACGGCGGCGAGGCGCCGCAGAGCGGAGGCGAGTAATGCCCGAACCAGTGACGAAGACCGTCGAGCTGAAACGGCTCGGGCGGGCGGCGGAGGTGCGCGCGCAGACCGTCGATGAAGAGGCGCGCACGGTTGAGTTGGTCTGGTCGACCGGCGCGGGCGTCGAGCGCCGCATTCCGGGGATCGGCCGCGTGCTCGAAGTGCTCGAGATGGACGAGCGCAATATCCGTCTGGACCGCCTGCGCAACGGCGCGCCGCTTTTGAATACGCATTGGGATTTTGATCTGAGCGACGTTCTCGGCGTCGTCGAAGAGGCGTGGGTCGAGGACGGCGCCGGCATGGCGCGCGTCCGCTTCTCCGGCCGCGAACAAGTGGACGGCGTGTGGCGCGATGTCGCCGCCGGGATCATCCGCAATATCAGCGTGGGCTACCGCGTCCACGCCATGGAGATCGAAGAGCGTGACGGGGAAATCCCGATCATGCGCGTGACCGACTGGGAGCCGCTTGAACTGAGCGCGGTTCCGGTTCCCGCCGACCCAGGCGCAGGGTTCCGGGCGGAGGATGATCAAGCCTATCCCTGCACGCTTAAGAGGGCTCCGACGCCCGATCAGTCCAAGGAGGATGATATGTCGGACGAAGAGAACGGCGTCGAGACCCGTGACGCCAAGCCGGACGCGAAACAGGACAAGCCCGCTTCGGCGCCTGAGCAGGTAATTGTCGATGAACGCAAGGCGCGGGATGCGGCCGAGGATGCGGTGAAGGCGGAGCGCGCGCGCGCCGCGGAGATCCGCAAGATCGGCTCCCGTCTCGCGGACAAGTTCGAGGGCTTCGACAAGGCGCTGATCGATCAAGCGATTGATGACGGCCGAACGGTCGAGCAGGCCCGCGCGGCGTTCCTCGACGCGCTGGCCGAAGCCGATAGCGGCGCGACGGTGAACAGCCGCGTGTCGGTCGGCCGCGATGAGCGGGAGACGAAGCGGCGTCTCATGGCGGACGCGCTCAGCGCGCGCGTGCGCAACAAGGATCCCGAGGATGACGCCGCGCGCGAGTTCCGCGGCATGACGCTCGTGGATATGGCGCGCGAGTGCGTGGACATCCGCGGTGAACGCACGCGCGGCAAAACGCGCTCCGAGATCGTTCGCGAGGCGCTGTCTCGCGGCTATCATTCCACGAGCGACTTCCCGTTGATCCTCGCCAACGTGATGAACAAGACGCTGCGGGCGGCGTATGAGGCGGCGCCTCAGACGTTCCGGCCGATCGTGCGCGAGCGCACGGCGTCGGACTTTAAGCCGATCACCAATGTGCGCTTAGACGGCTCGATCTCGCTGGTCGCCAAGCCGGAAGGCGCGGAATACAAGTTCGCGACCATCGGCGAGCACAGCGAGGTGTATTCGCTGGCGACCTATGGCCGGGCGATCTCGTTCACCCGCGAGATGATCATTAACGATGATCTGGCGGCGTTCGACCGGATCACCGGCAAGTTCGGCCAGGCGGCGGCGGATTTTGAGTCCGACACGGTCTGGGCTCTGCTGACCTCCAATCCGACGATGGGCGACAGCACGGCGTTGTTCCACGCCGATCACGGCAACCTCGCCTCGGCCGGCGCGATCACCATCGACAATCTGGGCAAGGCCCGCACGCTGATGCGCAACCAGACCGACGGCGACACGCGGCTGAACATCGAGCCGGCGTTCCTCGCGGTTCCGGCGGAGCTTGAGACGGTCGCACGTCAGTACATGACGGCGTCGATCGTGCCGGAAACCTCGGCTAACGCGAACGTCTACGCTAATTCGATGGGCGTCATCATCGAGCCGCGCCTGGCCGAGACGACCGTCGGCGGCTCGGCGGATGATTGGTATTTGATCGCCAATCCGTCGCGGATCGACACCATCGAAATCGCTTATCTCGAGGGCGAGGCCGGGGTCCAGACCGAGCAAACCGAAGACTGGAACACCGACGGCGTGAAGCTGAAGGCCCGTCTTGTCTTCGCGGCGAAGGCGATGGACTGGCGCGGCTTCGTGAAAAACCCCGGCTCCTAAGCCGGATTGACGCAATGACCTGAAGCAGGGCGGCCATCGGCCGCCCTGCTTTGTTTTGAAAGGACCATCATCATGGCTACGAACTTTAACCAGGAAGGCCGCTTTCTGGAGGTGACGGCGCCGGCGGCTGTGTCGGCGGGAGACTTGGTCAAGGTCGGCCAGATCTTCGGCGTGGCGCAAGGCGACGCGGACTCCGCCGCAACTGTCGTTATTGACACCGAGGGCGTTTACACGCTGCCCGTGGCGTCGGCGGCGGTCGTCGCGATCGGCGACGCGCTCTACTGGGATGTGGCGGACGGCGAGCTGAACAAAACGGCGTCGTCCAATCATTATGTCGGCGTCGCAATCACGGCGGCCGGCGCCGGCGTGACGGCCGCGCAAGTGCGGCTTAACGGCGCCTTCCCGGCTGCGGCGGGCGCGTAATCGTGGCGGCGCCTGTGTTCGGCGGCATGGGCGCCGTCTTTCAGGACACGCTGGGAGAAGACACCGTCTACACGCCGCAGGGCGGCGAGCCGGTGTCTCTCCGCGGCGTGTTCCTTCGAGCCTTTGAGGCGATAGAGATCGAGGGCGGCGGGCCGGACGTGCAAAGCGCGTCGGTGCAGGTCGCCTATCCCAGCGACCAGGTCCCGGACGCTGCGATCGGCGATGAAGTGCAAGCGGACGGCCAGGCCTGGTCAGTCATCGCGGTGCAGCCGGACGGCGTCGCGATGACGCGGCTTTTTCTTCACCTGAAGGCCTGACATGCATCTGCGTCGGCAAATCCGCGCGCTCGTTCATGGGCGGCTGACAACGGAGCTGGCGGGCGTCTCGGTTTATCGGGACCGGCGCACGCCGGTTGATGAGAGCGATCTTCCGGTGGTCGCAATCGACATTCGCGGGGAAAGCGTCGAGCCGCTGCACATGGGCGCGCCGCGCGCCTATGCGCGCTCACTCACTATAGACGTGGCCGCTCAGGCGGCGGGCGGCGCGACGCCGGATGATCTCGACGATCTGGTTGAGTTGATCGAACAGGCGCTCGCGCCGGGCGCCTGGTCCGATGCGCTCTTGTTTGATCTCCGGCTCACGGCGCTGTCAGAGACGCTGAGCGCGGACGGCGAGCAGATCGTCGGCGCAACCACCCTGACATTCGAGGCGGAATACCACGCGGCCGAGGGCGATCCCTCGCAGCCGGTTCATAGATAGGAGGCCGATATGGCGAAATATCACGGCAAGGACGGCGTCGTGCAGGTCGGCGCGAACGCGGTCGCGAACGTCACGCAGTTCACCCTGACGGTCACGACGGAAGTGGCGGACGCCTCTTCGATGGGCACGCAATGGCGCGAACACAAGGTCGGCCTCCCCGGCTGGTCCGGCTCGCTAACGTGTCAATGGGACCCTGACGACACCAACGGGCAGGTCGCGCTGGCGATCGGGGCCGAGGTGGATTTGTCGCTTTTGCCCGAAGGTTCGGCGGCGGGCGCGGCGGATTACTCCGGGACCGCGACCGTGACCAGTATCAGCTATAGCGCGTCGATGGACGCGATCGTCGAGGCGTCGATCGACTTTCAGGGCAACGGCGCGCTGACGACCGGCGTGGTGCCGACGCCGTGACCGAGGAGGCGGCGCCTGCGGACAAGAAGGCGGCGAAGGAGATCGGCAAGGCGATCCTCTCGCGGATGCGGGCGGATCGTCACGGCAGCCTCGCGAAGATCGAGCTGCCCGCGGTCGGCGATGATGACGAGCCGCTGACGATCTACGCCAAGGCGATGACGATCCAGCAGCGCTCTAAGGTGCGTGAGCTGTCCGGCGGCTGCCCGCACATGCAGGCCGTTTACACGATCATCCTGCTCGCGCTCGACGAAAACGGCGAGAAGCTGTTCAGCCTTGGCGACGTCACCGCGATCAAGTCGGAGATGAATTACGACCTGATCGAGGCGCTGGCGATGATCCTGACCGCGCCGGAGACCTATCGCTCGCCCGAAGACGCAAAAAAAAACTTCGGGACGATCCTGAACTCCGCCTCCGCCTTGTTATGGCGGAACGCCTTGGGCTGACGCTGGCCGAGTTTGACGCCCGCGTCAGCGTCGAGGAGCTTTGGCTGTGGTGGGCGCATCTCGAGCTGACGCATGAAGAGCGCGAGAAGGCGTTAAAGCAGGGGCGATAGGTCATGACTGATGCGCGCCTGCGATGGATCCTGACCGCCCAAGACCGGACGCGCCCGGCCTGGCGCGGGCTTGAGAGCAACATGCAACGCACGCAGCGGGCCGTGTCCGGGCTGACCCGGTCTTTCGGCGCGCTGATCGGCGTCGCAGGTATCGCCGGGCTTGGGGCTATCGTGCGCTCGTCCCTGGCGGCGGCGGAAGCTATCGACGACATGTCCAAGCGCGCCGGCGTGTCGGCGGAGTTTCTGCAGGAGATGCGGTTCGCCGCTTCGCAGGCGGGCGCCAATACGCGGGACTTCGATGATGCGATCTCCCGCCTGAACCGGCGCCTGGGTCTGTTCATGCAGAACGGCGGCGGCCCGGCGGCGGAGGCCTTCCGCACGCTCGGGATCGACAGCCGGATCGCCAGCGGCGAGCTGAATTCTGCGGAGGCGGTGTTTGAGGCTGCGGTGCAGTCGCTGGAGAACGTCGACAGCGCGGCGCGCCGCGCGGCCATCGCCTCGCAGCTGTTCGGCGAGGACAGCGGCCCGCGGTTGGCCTCGCTGCTGGGGCGGGGGCAAGAGGGTATTGAGGCGTTCCGGCGCGAGGCGCGCGAGCTGGGCGTGGTCATGGACCAGGAACTCGTCGCGCAGGGAGCGGCGGCTTCCGACGCGCTCGAGCGCATGCAAATGGCGCTCAGCACCGAACTCAACACGGCCGTTGCGGAGAATGCTGAAGACCTCGTCACGTTGGCTCAAGCGTTGGCTGCGGTCACCCGCTGGGCGATCGAGGCTTCCGCGGCCATGGCCCGCGCCGGCGCCGACATCGCCGACGGTCAGACATTTGATAACCAAATACAAGGCGAGGCGGAGCGCCTGCGTCTTCTGCGCGCCCGGCTGGAGTCCGAACGTGAGCAGCTTCAGCTGTTCCCTGGCAGCGAGCGCGTCCTGGCCGACATCGCCGAGGTGGAAGCGCAGATTCGCGTGTCTGAAAATCGGATGCAGCGGCTGCAGCAGGAGCTGTCGCGGCGACAGGCGGCCGCGCCGGCCGAGTCTGCGGACGCAGGCGGCGGGGGCGGCGGCGGCGGCGGGGGCGCA